GACCCCGCACGTCTACACCGACCTCGTGGCTCTCGACGCGCTAGCACAGATCGAGGAGCTCGAGGAGGCGAAGCGCAAGGCTGCCAGCAAGTAGCGGCGGGGCCTGGCCCAACATGGTAGTCTAGCAGACCATGGCCAACGGTCCCGTCCGAGAACTGATCACCGTCGTCAAGCTCGTCGCGGACACGCGGCGCGGTCTGCGGGACATCAAGCAGACGACGGCGGCCGTTTCGGACTACATGAAGCAGTTGAAGGCTGCGTCCGACGCTCAGGAGAAGTTCGAGAAGTTCTTCAAGCGGGATCCCAAGGGGTTGAAGCGCCTTCGCAAGGCGATCCGGGATGCTGCCAGCGACCGGGCGGCCGCGGCGAAGAAGCGGACCGCCCTCCGGAAGCGCGTGCTGGCCGCGCTGGCTCGCTCTGAGGCGAAGGAGCGCGCCCGTGCCGAGGCCGCGCGCCACAAGGGGGTGATGGACGAGATCAAGGCGCTGCGGAAGCGGCGGCAGGAGGCCCTCAAGAACCTCCGCGGCATGGTTCGGGACAACCAGCGCGCCCAGCAGACCATGCTCGCCGACACACGCCGGCGCCTGCGTCGCGAGCGGCGCGAGTTCTCCCAGAACGCTCGCCATGCGCGCAACCGCCTACTGCCGACTGGCCTCGTCGGCACGTACGGCGCGCGCGCGGCTGGGCAGTTCGTCCTGGATCGCTTCATCAAGGACACCGCCGAGGCCGCCGACGACGCGGCGGTGCTGGCTCGTCAGATCGGGTTCACCGCGGACGCGACGCAGGAGATCGCCTTCGCCGGCGAACTCGCGGGGGTGAAGGTCGGGGAGCTCAAGACCGCGCTGCGACGCATGGGCGACAACGCCGGCGACGCGGTTCACGGGCGAGGCATGGCGGTCCAGGCGTTCAAGGACCTGGAGATCAGCGTCGACGACCTGAACGGGAAGCTCCACGACAACGACGCGCTGCTGATGGAGATCACGAAGCGCCTCGAGGGCCTGTCGGAGCGGAAGATCGGCAACATCATGGCGCAGATTTTCGGCCGCGCCGGCGCGAAGTCCGCGCCGCTCGTGGCTGGAGGTCTCGCACAGTTCCAGCGGTTTCGGCAGTTGGCGCGGGACACCGGCGCGGTGATCGACGAGAGCCTGACCCAGGCCTCGATGCGCCTCATCGACCAGTGGATCCTGGTCAAGATGGCTTTGTTCGGCATCCGGAACGACCTGGCGAAGCACCTCATCCCGCTACTCACCGACATGAGCTCGCGGATGTTCGACTGGTGGATGATGAACCGGAAGATCATCATCCAGAAGATGGACAAGTGGATCCAGTGGCTCGTCAGCGCGTTCGAGATGCTCTGGGAGATGCTCGACCGCATCGACCGCTTCGTCAACCAGGTGAGCGACTGGGGCACCGTGCTGGCTGTCCTGACGGGTGTGTTGGCGGCGCTTGCGGCCGTGATCACCACGCTCACCGCCGGGGGTCTCATCGGGGGGCTCATCGCGGGCCTGAAGTCACTGATGGCCGCGCTGGTGTTCCTCATCAAGCCGGCGGGAACCCTGAGCGCGGCGGTGCTCGCCATCACCTGGAAACTGGTGCTGGCGGCGGCGGCGGTCGCCCTGCTTGCGCTCGCGGTCGAGGACTTCGCGACCTTCCTCCGCGGCGGCGAGTCGGTGTTCGGGCACTTCCTGGAGTGGCTCCTGGGATCCGAGGAGGCTGCTGAGCGGGTCCGCCAGGCCTTCGAGGCTGTCGGTCGCGTGATGAAGGAGATGTTCCTGAAGCACGTGAACGACACCATCGACTCCGTGCGGATACTTGTGCGGTTGGTGATGCGCCTCGTCGAGATCCTCGGCCTTCTGGCGAACGTCTCGATGACTCTGAGGTCCGTCCGGGGGGTCGCAGGACACATGCTCGAGGGCAACGTCGCCAACGAGGGTGGCATGGTGGGGATGCTGAACCAGCAGGCGGATGCGATGGAGCAGGCTCGGATGCGCCGCTTCGTCGCGCGTGGCGGGAACGTCTCGAACAGCGAGATCATCAACACGTTCAACCTGCACGGGCTCCAGGACCCCGTGGGGGCCGCTGACAGCCTCCGCACGACGATGTCCAACGCCCCGCGAGGTCGGTGATGCTGCAGATCCTCCACCCCGACGGCCGATCCCTCATCCTCGACGTCACGATGACCGCGGACGTGTCGAGCAGCATCGCCGTGGCGAAGCACCCGATCGAGGTCGGGGCGCCGGCGGTCGACCACGCCGAGCGACAGAACGACGAGTGGGTGTTCTCGTGCAAGGTGACGGAGTCGCCGACGACGTCGGCGATGAACAGGGGCTCGCACCTGAACGGCACCCGGAACGTGCTGCAGGGCATCTCCGGCCCGGAACGCGTCGCGGCCGCGGTCGCATTCCTCGAGGACTGCGTCGGGGAGCTCATCAGCTTCTGGCTCGACAACTCCGGGCGCGTGTCCGTCACAAACGCGATGCTGACGCAGTTCCCGCGGAAGCACAGCATCGTCCGCTCCGTACCGTTCACGCTGCACTTCGTCAAGCCTCGGCTCGTGCGCCCGCGCGACGTCCGCATCCCGCCGCGCCAGGTGGTGCCGGCCACGATCTCCGACGAGGGCCCGGCCCAGGACGGGTCGACCGACGAGGCCCGGGACGTCGATGACAAGTCAATTCCTGACCAGATTGGCCACTTCATTATCGACGGGCTGAGGGCGTTCGCAGGGAGCAGCGACTGATGCAGCGACTCAACCTGAACCCGGATCTTCCCCGCCAGAGGTACATCTTCACCTTCGACGGCACGGTCTACACCGTCCGCGCCACGTGGCGCGAGAGGCTCTGCAAGTGGACCCTGGACGTCTTCCTGGTGGACGGCACCGAGGTGGCCCTGGGCTGCGTCGTGAACGCCTCCGGGACCGTCGTGCGGGACCTGAACCGCTGGGACCCCGACGCGCCTGCTGGGCCGCTCCTGGTCGCCTGGGGCAAGGACGACTACGCACGCGAGGATCTGAGCCAGGACGGCGGGATCCAGGTCGCGTTCGCGACGCGCGCCGAGTGGGACGCGATCCTCGCCCAGCTGCCGACGGACTTCGACGTCCTCGTCACGGACTGACCGATGACTGCACGCTTCGGCCGCATCGTCCAGGTGTACGTCGGACCCGAGGGCCAGCAGGGCCGCCGGTTCGGGAACGACGACACGGGCAAGCCCGGTCACCACATCAAGTTCACGACACACTCGGCGACGAAGAACAAGCCGCCGGAGATGCGGCTGACGCTGTTCAACCTGTCGCCGGAGTCGATCGCGCTGTTCAACGACCCGAAGGCGGTCGTGTCGCTCCGCGTCGGCTACAAGACCCACGGGGTGCGGCAGTGGTTCATCGGCAACCCTGTCCGCGACTCGCAGCGGATGCAGAAGTCCGGCGGGGACCGGGCGCTCGAGGTCACGGTCCGTGACTGCGGCCGAAAGATCGACTTCGGGCGGCTCGAGCTCTCGATCTCCGGGCTCGCCACGGGGCGCCAGGTGTTCGACCAGATCCTCTCCCAGTCCGGCCTCGGCGAGGGTCAGGTGGACCTGGGCGACCTGAAGTGGACGCGCCGGTACGCGTTCAGCGGCACCTTCACCCAGGCGATGGACAACCTAGTGCAGGCTGCAGGTGGCGGCCGCGAGTGGTTCATCCGCGACGGGGCGGTCTTCGTCATCAAGCGGGGCGACGTCACCCAGGAGCGTGGCCCCATCTTCTCCTCCGAAGATGCTACGCTGGTGGGCATCCCGGAACCTCTCGAGCAGGGTGGCGTCCGGTTCAAGGGACTCCTCGACGTGTCGATGCGCGTCGGGCGGGTGTGTAAGCTGGAGTCGGAGCACGTGACCGGGTGGTTCAAGGCTGTGGAGGTCGCGTCGTCGGGGTCGAACTTCGGCGGCGAGTTCTACGTCGACGTGAAGGGCGTGCGGTATGCCGCAGCAGAGTGACCCGACGCTCGACGACGTCATCGAGGCGTGGATCCGCGGCAGCCTCGCGGACGTGCGAACGTCCGCTCTGGCGAAGGTGACCGCGGTCGACACGGCGGCGTCGCCGCCGACGGCGTCGGTTCGGCTCGCGGTCAAGCGGCAGCGCCTCGACGAGGACGACGCCCTGGAAGTCTTCGAGGGACCCATCCTCCCCGACCTGCCTGTCCTCTACACGGTGATGGGCTCGGCGTCGATCCATGCGGACCTGGAGGTCGGTGACGAGGTCTTCGTCGTGTGGCTCGAGTCCGACCACGACAACGCCATCGCGACGGGGAACGACATCAGCGACCCGGCGACGCCGCGGCGGCACCACCTCATGGACGGTGTGGTCATCCCGCGCGCGTGGTCCGCGTCGGTCCCGGCAGACGCCCGGGAGGCGAACGCGCTTGTCATCGAGCACGGGACGAAGATCAAGCTCGGGAAGTCCGCGACGCAGCGGGCCGTCCTCGTCGACGACCTGGTGACGCGCATGAACGCCATCGAGTCTGCGTTCAACGCCCACACGCACCTGTACGACAGGCCGTCGTCCGGGTCGACCACACCCACCGCTACGGGCGCCGGACCGTCGGCGGGTACCACGGCCGCCGCGGACATCCAGGCGAGCAAGGTGTTCCTCGAATGACCGCGATCACGAAGTTCAAGCCCACCACCGACCACCACGCGGCGGTCCGCGTCTACGTCGAGTCCGGCGGCAGCCTCCCGGAGGTCGTCGAGCGGACCGGCATGACCGTCAAGCAGGTCATCAACCTGATGTCGACGACCTGGTGGCGCGGGCAGTTGGACGAGTACGACTTCCACGCGATGCCGATCGAGACGCTCGGCGAGCACCTGGTCCGCGAGAGCGGCAAGGAGGCCCTGGGCCGCCTCGGCCACGAGGCCTTCCTGCCCGTCGCCGACCTGGCGAAGATTTCAAAGATGGGCATGGACATGCTGAAGGGCCCCGAGGCCGGCGGCGTGAACATCCACATCGGCGACGTGACGCAGATCGACCTGAGCAACCTGAGTCCCGAGCAGATGCGCGCGCTCGCCGGCGGGGGCGAGGTCATCGACATCACCCCGGACGAGTAGCTCGACGGGCCCGACCCCAGATGGTACCTTGACGCCATGACCACGTCCACCTTCTCGGACATCGCGCTCGACGGCGGGGACCTGTCCGACTCGGACAACCTCCTGACCGGCATGGACGCCGTGATGCAGCGCATCTCGCTCGCGCTCCTGATGCACCAGGGGGAGTGGTTCGCGGACCCGACGGCGGGCCTGCCGTGGACGACCTGGTCGCGGACGAAGTCGCTCCCGCTGACGATCGTCGAGGGCCAGGTGCGCGACGTGCTGGCGGACCTGCCTCCGGTCACCGCGGTGCGTTCGGTGTCGGCGGCGCGGGACGTCGAGGCGCGGTCCATCAGCATCACGACGGAGCTCGACATCGGCCGCGCGACAGTCGAGGCGGTCTTCGCCCCGCAGGCGACCGAGCAGCATGGTAACCTGTCGCCCTACGTCCACTACCGGATCCTGGGGTAACGATGCCGCTGACCGACGCAGGCCTGACCGTCCTGAGCGGGTCCGAGTACCTCGACGCGATGATCGACGAGTACGAGACCCTGACGGGCCTCACTGTCGACCGGACGCGGACGCACGACTCGGCAGTCATGGTGATGACGACGATCACCGCGACGCAGCTGGGCGAGGCCTCCGAGCTCCTGCTGGCTGTCTTCAACGCCCTGAACCCCGACGGCGCGACCGGGAAGATCCACGAGGACGGCTCCGCCCTCGTCGGTGTCGACCCCGACCCTGCGACGTACTCGAGCGTGACGGTGACGCTGACCGCGACGGCGGGGACGCAGATCCCTGCCGGCTCCATCATCGAGGACTCGACGACGCTGGCCCGGTGGGTGACCTCCGAGGATGTGACGTCGACCGGGAGCGACGACGTCGTCGCCCTCGCCATGGAGGCGGGTCCCGTCCTCGCCTCGGCTGCGGCCATCGACACCATCGTGACGCCCGTTCCCGGCTGGTCCGCGGTGACGAACGCGGCCGCGGCGAGCCCGGGCGAGAGCCGCGAGAGCGACGCCTCGCTCCGGCAGCGCCGCCGGCGTGCCCTGGCGAGCTCGGGCTCGGCGAGCGTGAGCTCGATTCGCTCCGCCCTACTCGACAAGGACTACCTCGACGGCGTCCTCGTGCTCGAGAACACGGACAGCGTCGCCGCGGTGGTGAACACGAAGGTCCTCGACCGGAACTCCATCTGGGTCTTCATCTCGCCCGAGACGCTGACCGACGCGCAGGAAGACGAGGTCGCTGAGATCCTGCACCGCAAGGCGCCCGCAGGCGTCAACATGATGTCCGACGCGGCGACGACGAAGGTCACGAAGCAGGTGACGGACGTCGGTGGCATCACGAGCCACCAGGTCGAGTGGAACTACGCTGCGAGCGTGGACACGACGATCACCGCGACCGTCACCCTGGAGCCCGGCTTCGAGCTCACCGACGTCTCCGGCGCCATCGGCATCGCGGTCGAAGGGCTGTTCGAGACGCTGGGTCTCGGCGACATCCTGCGCGCGTACGACCTGACCGTGGCCACCGCGGGCATCGACGGGCTCGCCAGCGTGTCCTGGGCGGCGAGCGCCGGCGCGTTGGATTACGACCCGGGCCCGACCGGCCAGATGAACCTGACGTCGACCACGGTCACGCTGTGACGAGCCGCAGCACCCCGAACTACTCGGCCGCCGGCGACGCGAGCATCGCGATCGAGCGCGTCGTCTACGAGGGCGACCACAGGGGGCTGGCGAAGTCGCGGCTGCCCGGGCACATGCGGACGCAGAAGCGCCTCGTCGCGCTCACGCAGGCCCTGGCCCACGGCGTGCAGATGTTCGAGGACGAGGCCTGGGGCGTGCTCACCGCCCTGCCTCTCGACGCCGCCGTCGGCAAGGTCCTCGACATCTGGGGCTCGCTCGTGGGCGAGCCTCGCGGATCGCTGACGAGCGACGCCGACTACCGCGCCATCATCCGCGCCCGCATCCTGGCGAATAGGTGCCCGGGCGACCTGGACTCGATCATCGAGGTGCTCTCGGTGGCGGCCGCGCCGGCGGTGTGCATCGAGAGCTTCAACCTGCCCCCGGGCGCGTACCAGGTCCAGGTGATCCGGGAATCGTTCATGGCCGAGGCGCGGAGGCTGCGGGTGCGCCGCATCATGGCCGACGCGAACCCCGGCGGCCGTGGGGCCCTTTTCGTGGAGGCTGTCCATGGTGGTTTTGCGCCCCCTGCTTCTTGCGCTGGCGGTGTCGCTGGCGGGCCTCTCTCCAGGATCATCTAGCAACTGCGCTGATTTCAGCGTAGAATCGGACGTCATGGCTGCACCTCCCTACCGGCCCGAGATCGACACCAACGGGACCCGTCAGCCGACGGACCCCGCTGGCTTCCCGCAGGCGGTCAAGGACGACGGGCTGCGCGAGCAGCAGATCGTCGCGAACTCCGGCTGGAACTGGCTGTTCAAGACGATCAACGACTGGATCGGCTACTTCGTCGACGCCGGCGCGGGCCTGTTCGACGTGGAGCACGACCCTGCTGACGGTACGCACACCGACGTCACCGCGGACACGCTCGGCGTCGATGGGGTGACGTACCTGGAGACCGGCACATGGGGCGCCGCCATGCCCGCCGGTGGGCCCGTCGCAGTCGACACGCGGACAGCGGGCACGGGCGTAGCGGCGAAGAACATCCTGAGCAAGACCGTCCCGGCCGACTACGTCGGCGAGCGGACGCTCGCCCGGATGCAGGGCGGCGTGAAGGTCGACGGGGTCTCGGCCTCGACGCTGCTGTCCCTGGACGTCGAGATCGACGGCACCGCGGTGGTCACGCTGTCGCAGGCGGCGCCCCAGGTCGGTGACATTCTCTGGGTCGAGGCTGAGTTCGTGTTCGACGACGGCGCGAGCGAGATGGACTACACCGTCAAGATGTACAAGGCCCTGGCGTCCGGGACGAACGACGTCGACGTCGAGATGGGGTCGTTCGCTTTCGACGAGACCCAGGCCAACGACTTCCAGCTGTTCGCGCACTTCACGGGTGGGGCGGCCGGCGACACGTTCACCTCGCGGACGTGCTCCCTCGACATCTACAAGCGGGACTGACCCATGGCTTCTCTCGCAGGCTACAGCCTCGCCAACCTCCTCGGTGAGCTCCACGCTGGCCGGAACCCCCGCTGGCGCGAGCAGGCCCTCCTCGAGTCGCCCCCGGTCAACAACAACGACGGGATCGGCCTCGGGAACGCCTCCGACGGCGTCGCGCTCCGCACGGGCATCCAGATCCGGGTCCGCCGCGTCGCGGCGTACCGGACGGCGATCTTCACCTTCACGGTGGACAACAGCCAGACGTACGCGATCAGCATCGACGTCGGCGCAGGCGCCGTGGCGTTCAACTACGCCTCCGACGCCAGCGCGACCTCGCAGGAGATCGCCGACGGGCTGAAGGCCGCCCTCGAAGCGACCGCCCTGAACGACAACCTCCTGGCATACAGCGAGCTCGACCCGGACGGGTCCGGCGAGTACCGGCTCCGGGTGACCGGCAAGCCCGGCAGTGCCCTGGACGCGGACGACTTCTCCATCACCGCCTGGTCTGCCGGCGGCGCGGGCGACATCGACGTCGAGGCGGACCCGAGCCACTGCCACATCGTGATCTGGGGCCTGCCCTCCGGCGGCCCTGCGGTCACGAGCCCTGCTGATCCCGACGACGCCGTGGCGTACCGCGCGTTCGACGCGACCGAGGGCGACGAGGAGACGTCGCCGTGGATGCAGATCGCCCTCGTCACGGAGCCTTCGGCACTGCCCGAGGACGCCCTCGAGGGCGAGGTTTACGTCCCGTTTTCGGGGTACATCGACATGCTCAACACGGGCATCCTGGCGCGCCTGGCCGTTCAGGTCTCGAGCTACGAGGACTCCAGGGCGTCGAGCGATCATGCCGACGTCGAGATGATCCCTCCGCGAGTCCTCATCGGACCAGCGTGGCGCGAGACCGAGGGGTCGTAGGATGCCGAGTCGGGGGACCATCTGGGAAGACCAGCGGAGAGAGCGAGCCGCCGCAGGTGCCGCTGTGGGGCCGAGTCTACTTCTGCCCGACCCTGAATCTCTGCTCGCAGGCGAGAACGTGCAGGCCCTCCTGGTCCCGAAGGCGTCGTCGCCCTACATCGACGATCTGACCGGCAACCTGGTCGACGGTGACTGGACAACCCCACCGAGCGCCGTTCGGGACTACTTCGACAACGGCCAGATGTGGGCGTGGGGCGCAGCTGAGGCGACGACGAACATCGGGCACCTGCAGATCACGGGAGGTATGTGCGTGGCCGCCCTGTGCGCCGTCCGCACGGTTTCGGCGGGCGACGGTATCGCAGCGATGCGCGGGGACCTTGCCAGCGAGATCGAGGATGAGAACGCTCTGTGGAGCATGACCGTCCCTGCCACCAACACGCTGCGGTACGTCGCAGAGTACGGGGCAGGGCTCAACGCCCTCAAGGACTGGACGAGCCCAGGGGACTTCGAGTACCTGCACGACCTGGGGGTCCGGTTCGTGGTGATGAACCGCACCGCGTCAGGGGATGTGACCCTGTACGTGAATGGTGTAGAGATCGAGACCGTGTCTTTGACAGCACCGACAGGTGGGTCCCTGGCTACCTTGTGCGTGGGGGCGTCCGGCCCCTGGCGCATGCTCCTCGTCGAGGACGCTTTCGCCGATGCCTCACGGCTCGCGAAGATCCACGCGGCTGTCGGCCTGGAGGTTGCGTAACGTGGCTAGGTCCCTAACGCTGGTGAAGCAGCGCGAACTTCTCCGCTTCCTGAAGGCGGTGGAGATCGACGATCGGGGTGATGGGGAGTACCCTGACGCCTCCCGCGCACGTGCTCGGGAGCGTGCAAGGGAACTCCTCGAGACTGCCGGGTACACTGAGGGTGAGGACGGCCCCCCCGAGGACTTGAGCACAAGCAGATCCCTCCCGCGCCGTAGGAGTTAGACA